ACAGACGCACCGTAACATCTTTGTTCTCCTTGCTTAAACGCGACTTAGCAGTCTTTGCCTTGATAAGGTTTCCAACAATTTCTGTTCCATCTTTTTCTTTTTTCTTGCTGAGATAAATGATGGTACTGGCAGCATACTTAAGACCAGAACCACCACCCATCTCTTTAGTAGGAACGTAAGCACCAATGACATCGTAGGTGTGGTTTGTCACAATCATAGGAATATTAGCCTGCCCCAACTTCAATGTCAACATCCTGAAAGCACCTTTGATAAGTTGAGATTTCGTCATATCACGAACCTGCTTATCATTCAGAGCATCAGTAATTTCCTTTTCCGTTGAAAGCATTCCTAAGGAGTCTAGGACAAACATACAGGGTTTGCGCTCATCTTCAGGTTTTTTTAAGTAAATATCAACCGCCTTGAGTGCCTTAGTACGGAACTCTTCTACAGTCACAACATTTACAACAACTGTTCGACTCAAATCTACTCCACGACTTTCTAGGAGTGATTTATTGACAGCTGCCTCAGTATCAAAATACAGGCAATATCCATCAGGATTAGTGTCCAGAAAATTCTTAACCACTGCGAGGCTAAAAAAAGTTTTTCCAGTACTAGACTCGCCAGCAATGGCAGTAATCTTATTCCCAGACACACCACCAAATATAGACCCTGAGCAAAGCCCATTAAAAATGTACGAACCCGTATCAACATATGTTTCAGACTCGTCAATATCTGCGGCGAGTTTTGTGTATTCATCTCCGATCTCTTTTACAATATCCTTTAAAAAATCCATTATCCAAAAAATAGTTCAAGGTTTACAGTTTTTTCGACATTCCAACCGATGGCATCGAGAATAGCTTTGAGTGGTTCCACAAAACTTTTCTCAAATTGTAGGTCATAGTCGATATATTTGTCAAGGTCCAATTCTCGTGGAAAATCCTGAATGAAAGAGATTACGTTCTCTTGAATAATATTTGGTTTCTTCAGATAAATGAACTTGATTTTTTCACCATTATTAATAAGTGAATATTTATTTGTCAGTTTCTTTTGCTTAATGTAGTGATTGAAGAGAAGTGCTCCACGACAGTGAATTGGTGTTCCCTTTGTATAAATGTCGGCATGAGACTTGTACTTAACGACATCAGATACTGAACGAGGGAAAGCAATTTCTTCTGGTGGAAGTTTTTTAAATTCAGTCCGACACTTATCAATAAACTCAATCACATCATCTTCAGTACCGTTCATCATAAGTTTGAGACCATCTTTAATCATAGTCCTACATGGTGCCGGAGTAGAAGACTTAACTGCCTCAATACCCATCATCTTCAGTTTGGGTTCTGTATATTGAACACCTTCACTATTCCATACGTTGAGAATGTATCGCTTCTTCGCAGTCCAAATACCACGTTCGGCAATATTCTCACGCTTCATAATCATTTTTTGATCATATGCCTGAACATACGATGCCAACTCCTGATATGAACGTTCAATAAAAGGTTCCAGTTTGTCCTGACAGATCTTATCAAGTAAAGAAACAATCTTTGTTTTATCGTCAGACTTATTACCAAGAAATTTAGTAACAAGAGGTCCAAGATTAAGATAGATTGAGTCAGTGTCAGATGCGATGACATAATCCTCGCCTTCAGTTTGCAAAATCTTATTTAGATATCCATTCATTCGATTTTCAATCCAGCGGATTGATACTTGACCCGAGAGCGTAATCGCCTCCGCGTTGGCAAGCTTGTAATACCGGAAATACTGATTGCCAATAGCACCATAAGCACTATTAAGTTGAATCTTACGCGCCATTTGGATATTATTGCATCGAGCAATTTCTTTCTCCAGTGCTTTAGTAGGAGTCTTTTCATAATCCTGTTTGGCAGCAAGCATCTTCTTTTTGTAGATGGTACGATCCTTATAGATCTTTTCCATCAGTTCAGGCAAGAACCCACGGATATCTTTGCGGTACATAGCACCATTTGCACATACCGCATTATCATTATACATTTCAAATGTCAGTTCCTCATTAAGTATTTTATCAACTGTTGCTGATGGGTGCCGGGTATCGCGTAACGTCTCCGGGGAGATATTGTACTGCATAATGAGATGAGGATACAGACTGTTAAGGTCAAAACTGACAACCCAATCATACTTTCCAGGAATCGGTTCCTTGACATATGCTCCAGCGTATTTGGAATCTTTGTCAGATCGTTCCTTCGGAGGGATAACAACATTTCGTTTCTTCAAGTAGTTGTAGATAATAGCGTCCCACATGCGGACTTGGAAAAACACATCGTTGTAATTTACTTTGGCGTCATATGCCATCGTAATTGCAAGTTCGATGAGTTTCATCTTGTCTTCCATACGGTCAACAAGTTCCACGTCAATTATATTGTATTCTACAAACTTCTGCCACCCCTTCGTATAGAAATCTTTAAAAGTATCAAACTCAGAGTGATCCAACTTTTTCTGTCCAAGTTCCACACTCGCAATATAATCCAAGCGATAGGATTCCTGCGCTTTATAAGTGAACTTCTTATAAAGATTTAGGTAATCAAGTTGCGTGACTCCCCCAACATCATAAGAAATGTGTTTTCTACCCATAATAACAGTCTCACGTTCTGTCACCAATCCCCATGGCGACATACGCTTCATCAACTTTTCTCCCAGAATCCTATCAATACGACGGACCAAATATGGAATATCATACAATTCACTATTCCACCCAGTCACAACTTCTGGAGTATTCTCTTCAATTTGCCACCAGTTGATAAAGTCATTCAACAGTTCATGTTCAGTTCTAAAACCTTTATAGAGAACATTCTTTTGAGTATTGTTAAAAGGACCACGACCCCAGGTACGAATCTGTTTCGTAGCATAGTCCTGAACTGTAATCAACAATACTTCCTCTGCAGCAGACTCTACATCAGGGAATCCATTCTCCGATGCAACTTCAATATCGAGGGTAGCAATCTTAATCTTGCTGGTATCAAACTTAATCTCTTCTTCTGGATACATCTCAGAAATATACTGATAGATGTATCGGTCATTGCCATAGATTTTAAAGTTTTCTACACCCTCATACTTCTTGATAAAATCTCTACAATCACGAACTGTTCCTGGTTCAACAGATTCTACATACTCTCCCTCAAGTGTCTTATACTTACTTTTCTTGTTAGATGGAACAAATAGAGTTGGATAAAACTTTTCTCTACTTGCGAAGTGCCTTCCATTCTCGTAACCCCTCACTAGGAAGTGGTCGCCTACCATCTGAACATTGGTGTAAAATCTCATTATGCAGTCTCTGGTGCCGAACGTGCGTTTCGTATTTCTCAGTGTATATTATAGCATCCTTTCCAGAAAATTCCTCATAAGCACTGATAAACATTGAGAAATAGTGCCAGTGGTCAGGGTGAATATATTGAGGAGACAAGCAAATGTGAACATGATCAAAATCATAGTTCTCAAATTTATAATCTTCCTTTAGATAATATTCATACGCATCTCCAAGATAGTGCTTATCTCTCCTATTTCTAGTTCCATTTCCATCGCTATTATCATTCATTATCCATGTAAATGAATTTAATTTTCCTTGGATATGAAGCCAAATTCCCCAATTACCTTCATTAATAAGATTATGCTTTGTTACCATTTCATATTCGTTATCCGGACTACCCATTCCGTGAAAAACATCATCATGATGATCAATATTGATTAAATCAATATTTTCTTCTTGATCGATAGCAAATAAAATAGAATCATGATCATATCCAAAAGAAACTTTTGGATTACTCTTCAATGCCTTAAGAAAAGTATTAAAGCAATACATTAAATTTGAGGTATCAATAAAAAAATGACTCCTATCAAACGGAGTTTCTTCCATAAATTGAGACCACCTTTTGGATGAATTCATTTGAAATGCATGATCAATCCATTCCGCATATGGTCTACTAATGTAGTCCAAATCAATAGTCAATACTTTAGTCATTTAAAAATTTCCTTATACTTAGAAATAAGATTTTCATTTGGTTCGGTAATTGTTAAAATTTTATCAGAACTCATCATAAAAACATTTTTTGTAGTAAAAGGTGATAACCACGGATCAATAGCAAATGTTGATTGATTTATAATATAAGGATCAATCAATTTACAATCAGGTTCTCCAATTTCAGATCCAACTTCTTCAATCTGCGATAAAAGAATCTGATTGTTCGTTAATACTATTAGTTTCAGGTTCATCATTTCTCTCCTCATAAAGTTCTTTTAGTTTAGGTGCAGGATTGACTACAGTAACAATCCAATCAGGTCTTACAGGAATTTGAGTATCTTCCGTGAATAAAATCCATGGTGTTAAAGTTACTTGAAATTTTGTTGGGATATCCGGATTCGCATCCTCGGTAAGATAAATGCTATTATCATATCCAACAACACAGGGATTTTCGAAAAGGTATCCAACAACCTTCTCTTCAGAAATAAGTTCTTTAATATTGGAGATAATACTTTCTCCAGATTTCAGTATAGCAAGTTTGACAGTCATTTTGATAGATACACCATATAGTAATTATACAATAAAAAAGAGGGGTGTCAACTGGATTTGGCCAGTTACCCCTCTGCGGCGACGATATTCAATCTTATTTATTCAATAAGGAAGAAATAATTCTTCTTTTTCTTTTTTTGGTGTTAGTTTGTATGCTCCGAATGCTGCTGATCCGATGAGTGCGAGGGTTGCGAAAATTGCCATTATGGTGTTGTAAAATCGTAGGTATTTATACTGGGGGGACTATTAGGGGAATGCGCTCCCAAGGAGCCCATTGATAAAAAGAGTGATTGCAGT